AGCGCCCAGCTTGAAATTGTCGAATCCAAAAGCACCGGCGAAAAGGCGAACGTCTATGAAAAGCTGGCCGACTGGATCGACAAGCAGGTCAGCAAGCTCGTCCTTGGTCAGACCATGACTACCGACGATGGGTCAAGCAAGGCGCAAAGCGAGACCCACGACAAAGTCCGTAACGACATCGCCGACAGCGACATCCTTCAGGTGATCGAAACGCTGAACGCCGCGCTCACAGTCNCCTACATCAACCTCAATTTCGGCGAGCAGGAAAGCTACCCCAAGATTGACTTGTTCAAGCCCGACGAGAAAAACATCGAGCAGATTATTGATGCCGTGGAGAAGCTGGGGCCGCTGGGGCTGACGGTCAAGTCGGACGAGCTGCGCTCCGTAATCGGAATGTCCAATCCCGACGAGGGCGACGAGGTAGTAGGCGGCAGGGCTCCGCAGGAGCCCTCTTCTGATATGGACGGGCTTAACGCCGGGAGGAATGTCGCCCTCAACGCCTCCGGCGCGGATCCTGCCGACAGCGTAGACGCTCTGGATGCGGAAAACGGAAGCGGCTATGTCGCTATTTCGGATGAAATCGCAGACGTAATTGAAAAGGCGGCTGACGCGGCTACTGATTTCGTGGGCTTCCATAAGGAGCTGGAAAAGCTGGTTACCGGCTGGGCTCCGGATAAAATCGCCGAGTGTATTGCGGTAGCGATGTNTAAGGCAAGGGCGCTGGGCGATGCGGAGTTTGCGGATAAAAGATAATGGCAGACATAATTCCAAAAGCCGCGACGGACTATATCAAAAATAAAAACCTTAAGGTTGGTTTCTCTTACAAGGACGTGTGGCACGAGGAACACGCTACTGGTTTTACTGTCGCAAAGGCCATGCAATTTGATGTGCTTTCCGATATGCACAGTGCGGTTACAAAGGCTGTCGAAAGCGGCCAGTCTTTTGAGACTTTCAAGAAAAACCTGAAGCCGACGCTCCAGCAGAAAGGCTGGTGGGGCCGCAAGGAGATGGAGGATCCGCTTACCGGAAAAACTGTTGATGCCCAGCTTGGCAGCGACCGCAGGCTTAAGACCATCTATAACACAAATATGAGTAATGCGTTTCTCATTGCAAAATATAGGCGCATAATGGATGACCCATTAATCACGCACATTATGTATATTTCCAGCACGTCGTCACTTCATCCCCGCCCCATTCACCAGCAGTGGAATGGATTGATTCTGCCTAAAGACGACCCCTGGTGGGGCTTGCATCTGCCCCGAAAAGAATGGGGCTGCAAGTGCGATTTTCAGGGCGTTTCTGAATACCGTAAGCAAAAGTATGAAAAGGAAGGCATTCCCACCCCAAAAAGGTTAGACGGCAGCGGAGGGGGCGTAATTCCTGTAAAAACGGAAGCGCCGCCTGAAGTTTATCGGACGTACTATAACGAGCGCAAGGGAACCACGGAAAAAGTGCCGCAGGGCGTTCATCCGGCTTTCAACTGGGATCAGAGGAAAGTGTCGCGGCAGGAAGCGGCAAAATGGAAAATGGAGCAGTCGAGGCAGAACTATGAAGAGAACGCCGCTAAAGCGAAAGATTTTATACTTCAGCCCCTTTTGCCGAAAAATGAAGAGCCGGAAATAGTCAAAAAGTTTTTTGACGAGGCCGGGGTGGTGGAAACCGATCTTAGGGGGTTGGAGCCAGAAACGAAAGAGGAAGTGCTTGCCAGTTTTAAAAGGACGTTTGAAAAACTGCCCGGCACGAAAGGCGCTGTTCCGGCGATCAAAGTTGACTACGCAATGGACATAAAGGAATATGCCGACACAAGCGAGCTTAATGGAACTATAACCTTGAACGGTGCCCTATTCAAAAATATTGCAAACTTAAAAAAACTTTATGACAATGACATTGATCCAAAAGTCTTGGAACATCCGATAGGAACCTCTTACCGGAGCATTGTTGTCCACGAAGCCAGTCATAGCATTATCCTAATGATAAGTGTTAAACACAGTTTGCGTGTAAAGGAACTCTGTGATAAAATCCAAAAAGATGTGTTGGATTGTTACAACATAACTCAAGACCAAATTACAGATGAGCTTTCTCGCTATGCAAAGGAAAGCTCGTTTGATTTTGTTGCAGAAGGATTAGCCGAGTTTGTTGACAGCAAAACCTCGCGCAGGGTTGCGCGAAAAATCGGCGAGATTGTTTTGGCTTATTTAAAGGAGTTGCGATAATGAAGGCTGCCCCGGAATTTGTGAAGTCGCCGTACTGGGATATTCATATTGACAAGGTAAAGCCCGGTACTCCACCAGATATAAAAGCTGAACTTGAAAAGGCGTATCAAGAGTACATTGCAGAAAAGCAGAAAAAACTAAAAGCATGGAATGATGCGTCTCAGGCTTTGATAGACGCAAAAAAAAATAAGGCGAACTCTTGACAGAACTGCCCTTTTATGCCAATACTGTATATACCAAACTTCTAGCGGCACCCGCAACCGTCACATTTGCGGTTTTTTTATGCCTGTTTCATGGCTTTGCGGCCCTGCGGCCTAAAGGTTCATTGAAAGGCATCCGACTATTGGTAATAGCCGAACTCTCCGGTACCCGTGAGGGCCGGGCGTCCCTAGAAGACGTGGTAAGAGTTCGGCTTTTTTATTGCCGAACTACCAAACTTCTAGGAGGTGTTTTATGACACCACAAGCATCGGCCAATCGGCCAGACTTCCACGGCTTTTCCAATTTTTCACAAATGGAAAATTCAAAACTCCACGCACAGCAAGCCAAGGCTATGTCTACAGATTATAAGGATACTGTGGACAAGGTTATCGCCAAGCTTTCTACGCTGGATGATCTTTTCTCTTTTTACTGGGTCGCACAAAACAAGACCGATTTTCAGAAAAACTCAATAGTTGGGCTTTCTTTTATTATTTCCGATTGCGTTGACGAGCTTAAGGGGATAAATAAATGAAGCATACATCTTTATTTTGGAAGGGAGGGGTTTATGGGACAAATATTTTCGGTTAATAGGTTGCCTAAAACTTTATATCTCAAGCTGGTTGAGATGCTTAACGATCCGGGTTTGCCACAATCATTCATTGTGGATGAGATAAACGCTCAGGCAGGAAAGCCTCTTTTAACAAGAGCGTCTCTCAACCGCTTTGTAAAGCGCATGGAAAACCTTACAGGTACAAAGAGAGGAAGAATTATCGCAATAACTTCAGATGTCGAAGAATCGCTTGATAAAATAGCGACGGCCCTCGGACAGATTGCTCTTTCCTTGGAAAATCAGTACAAAAAGACGAGCTGAAAGTCATAAAAAAAGGCTCCAAAACGGGGCCTTTTTTATAGATTTACTGAGATAAAAACGTCTAAAATAATTACACCATATGAAATTTTAATTACAACTAAATTCCACCTTTGATCGGCAGATATATAGAAATTCCCACCTTTTCTCCGTCATTTGCAAATCTATTCTCTGGCGCTTTCACAATGTCCCATTTGCCCAGCAGTGGCAGGTGATTAAATACGTTATGGATACCTTGCCGAATCTTGGCAGCGCGGCTTTTGATTCGCGGGGAAACGGGCAAATGATCGCCGAGCTCGCCGCGCAGGAATGGCCTGGCTATGTCTACCAGGTGATGATTACCACTAAATGGTACAGCGAAAATTTTCCCGGGCTCAAAGGCAGCATGGAAGATGGCACAACAAACATCCCTGACGATCCATTTATCCGGGACGATTTCCGGGTGGTTGGCCTCAAAGCCGGAGTGCCGTGTGTGCTTGAACGAAGCGGCGGGCCTAGAGAACGGCGGCACGGCGATGGGGCTATTGGTAAACTCATGGCGTTCTATGCCGCGAAGGAAGACGACGCGAAGGGCTACCAGCCCATGACATATGAGGCTGTTGAAACGGCAAACCGATACCGGCAAGGGAGTAAAGATATATGGGACGATTAAAAGATTTTTTCTTCGGCAAAGAAGCATCGCAAGGCGACGATACGGATGAGCAGGCGGCAGCCGTTCCCAATACCAACCGCCACCCCTGGGGCGACTTCACGCTCTTGCAAAGTCTTACCCCGGAACGCCTGGCGCAAATCCTAAACGACGTAAGGTGCGGGGAATGCCCTGCCGAATACCTGGAGCTTGCCCAGGACATAGAGTTAAAAGACCTTCACTATCGTTCAGTTCTTTCCACGCGCAAGGACACGATTACCGGGCTTGATGTCAAGGTCGTTCCGGCGAGCGACGACAAGCGCGACATGGAGCTTGCCGATGCCGTGGATCGCGACATTGTGAAAAACAGCTCCGCGAAGCTGTACGCTCTAATCCGGGACATGCTGGACGCGCTTGCAAAGGGTTTTTCGGTTTCGGAAATTATCTGGGACACCGACAAGGCGCACTGGAAGCCGAAGCAGTACAAGTTCCGCGATCCCCGCTGGTTTCAATACGACAAGGAAACCGGGAAAACGCTTATGCTTCGCTCCCCTCTGGGAAACGAGCTGGAGCCCCTCAAGCCGTTTCATTTCGTTGTGCATGAGCCGCATCTTATCAGCGGGAACCAAATCACAGCGGGGCTTGCGCTTCCGGCTTTGTATTACTGGATGCTCAAGAGTTACAACGTAACGAGCTGGGCGGCGTTCATTGACCGCTACGGTTATCCAATCCGCATCGGCAAGTACGGAAAGAAATTCACCGAGGAGGACAGGATAACGCTCAAGCGTGCGGTCGCTTCTATCGGCCAGGATTTCGGCGCTGTTATTCCCGAAAGCGCCGTGCTTGAAATTGTCGAGTCCAAAAGCACGGGCGAAAAAGCGAACGTCTACGAAAAGCTGGCGGACTGGATCGACAAGCAGGTCAGCAAGCTCGTCCTGGGCCAAACCATGACTACCGACGACGGCTCCAGCAAGTCGCAAAGCGAGACCCACGACAAAGTACGCAACGACATTGCCGACAGCGACATCCTGCAAGTGATCGAAACGCTGAACGCCGCGCTCACAGTCCCTTACATCAACCTTAATTTCGGCGAGCAGGAAAGCTACCCCAAAATTGATTTGTTCAAGCCCGACGAGAAAAACATCAAGCAGATTATTGATGCCGTGGAGAAGCTGGGGCCGCTGGGTCTGACGGTCAAGTCGGACGAGCTGCGCTCCATAATCGGCATGTCAAATCCCGATGAAGGCGACGAGGTTGTCGGCGGCAGGGCTCCGCAAGAGCCATCGGCTGCTCTTGATGGGATGAACGCCGGACGGAATGTCGCCCTCAATGCCGCCGCCGCGGATCATACTGACAGCGTTGATGAGCTGGATGCTGAAAACGGAAGCGGCTATGTCGCCATTTCGGACGAGATAGCGGGCGTGATTGAAAAGGCGGCTGACGCGGCTACTGATTTTGCAAGTTTCCACAAGGAGCTGGAAAAGCTGGTTGCAGGCTGGGCTCCGGATAAGATCGCCGAGTGCATCGCGGTGGCGACGTTTAAGGCAAGGGCGCTGGGAAGCGCGGAGTTTGACGGGGGCAAATGAAAAAGAGGGACATCGGAAACGCCACGCTTTATCTCGGCAGAATGGAAGACAGCATCGGCGGCATTGAACGGGTTGACCATATCCTTACAGATCCGCCGTACCTTTACATCAAGACACATGATTTTGATAGGGCGTGGGACGAGCAGTTATTTTTTGAAAACGCAAAACGGCTTTTGCCAGATGACGGCTTTATCGTTTTGTTTGGCAGGGGGACACCTTTTTACCGCTGGAATACCTTCCTTGCCGCTCTTGGCTTTGTTTTCAAAGAGGAGATTATCTGGTATAAGCGGTATACGACCGCGCCGTGTATTGCGTTATCAAGGACACATGAGACCGTTTCCACTCATACCAAAAAAAACGGAAAAATCCGCCGCCCAAAAGTACCCTATGTTGAACAAAAAAAGTTTGACATTGAAAGCATTGTCAATGACATTAAGCGCATAAAAAGCGCAACCAATACTGAAGCTGGATTGAACAAAGTGGTGGAATATTTACAAGGCGGGGAATTATACAAATACAGTAGAACCGTTAAACATAACGTAACAATAAGACCTGATGTAAAAAATCCTGACAGAGCAACGGCAACCATAAACAGCATAAATAACGGCATGAGAGAAAAATCTATTATTCAATTAACAAATGAGCACTACAAATTATCACACCCAACCGAAAAGCCCGTCCGCCTTGCTGAGCGTATCCTTGCCTTAATATCAGACCCCGGCGACACCATTCTCGATCCTTTTATGGGGAGCGGCAGTTTCGGCGTGGCGAGTATACGAACCGGCAGAAAATATATCGGCGTGGAAATAAATCCTGAGTATTTTGATATCGCCTGCAAGCGCATTGAACAAGCCGCATCGGAGAACCTCTTATGGCAGACATAATCCCCAAAGCCGCGACGGACTATATTAAAAATAAAAACCTCAAGGTCGGTTTTTCTTACAAAGACGTATGGCACGAAGAACACGCCACTGGTTTTACAGTCGCCAAAGCCATGCAATTTGACGTTTTATCTGATATGCACAACGCAGCTACAAAGGCTGTCGAAAACGGCCAGTCTTTTGAAACTTTCAAGAAAAACCTGAAGCCAACGCTCCAGCAGAAAGGCTGGTGGGGCCGCAAGGAGATGGCCGATCCGCTTACCGGAAAAACGGTTGACGCCCAGCTCGGTAGCGACCGCAGGCTTAAAACAATTTATGACACAAATATGCGCAAGGCGTTTCTATATGCAAAGTATAAACGCATAATGGATGACCCTTTAATGACGCACAT